GTTGAAGGCGAAACATTGACTTCGGGGGATTATAAGTCAGCCACCGACAACCTCTCCATTGAGGTTGCCGAGGCCATTTTGGACGAGCTGCTACGGACCACGGTCTCTGTGCCGGGTTCTCTAAAGGCTTACGCTATGTCCATCCTCCGTCCGATTTTGTACAACCTAGAACTTGATATTGATGATTTTTCTCCCTCGCGTGGTCAGATGATGGGTTCCTTACTTTCTTTCCCTTTGCTTTGTATCCAGAACAGAGTTGCTTTTCTCTATTCCGGTCACAGCGTTGGGGTTGATTGTTCGGATTTCCCATGTCTGATCAATGGTGACGATATACTCTTCCGTTCCGGCCCGCACTTCAGTGCGCGTTGGATGGATGTTGTAAAAAGTCTCTCATTGGAGGTCGAGCGGTCTAAGACTAGCGTTTCTCCCGTTTTCGGTTCCCTTAACTCGACGCTCTGCGTTCGATCTGGGAAGCGTTACCGTGTCGTTCCGACGATACGGATGGGGATGCTTCGCGAGTCTGAGTCCCTCGACTCCCTGGCGAAGGGTTTTGATGATTTTATAAAAGGTTTGAAAGGGTCTTACCGCTTCCGGGCGGCGATGACTTGGTTTAGCTGGAACATAGGAAAAATTCGGCCTCTCGGTCTTACAACCTTCGACTTGGGTTTTCGTGGCCCTCTCGCGTATCGCGCGACACGTCGATTTGGTCTTAGCACGACGGTTACTCACACACCTATCCCATCTCTTGTCGTCGACAATGGGTTATCGCTTGCGGCTTCTGGCTGTGAGTTTGTTGACCCTTTAGAGTTGTCCGATGAAGATAAGGAGAGAAATTTGTGCGAACTAGCCGCTTGGAAACGGAGACCCCGCACTTTGATTAATGACGGTGATGTCAGTAGACTCAACTGTTGGAGCCACGAACCCTCCAAGGAATGTAATATAGCATCCGATGGCTATTCCAGAGAAGAGAAGTCCCATAAATAAGAAATAGCATCTTTCCTCTCCGAATAATTTAAAGAAGCGTCCCACAGACTCAGATAAAGTCTCTTCATTCTTAACTTCAACTACTTGTGGCTGAGATCCGTTATCTACAGGTGGTTGTACGAAGTAGAACATTCCCATTGCTACTAGGCCGAAT